TACTGCATCAAGAAATCTTGCAAGTCCTATAGATCTTTCTATCTTTTGAAGCATTTTAATGAAATCGTCATTGTTATTTACAGGATCAGGAAACTCTTCTAGAGTAATATCTATTCCTGTCTGAGCAAATTCATTAAGCCAATAGAATCTTATAGTAGGATGAGTAAGTATAGTATTAAAATCTAGCATCTTTTCTACCCAGCCTACGGTATCTCCTATTGGAGCATCTATATTCTTTGTAGTATTATAGTTTATAAATGTTATAAAGTATACCCACAGAGCAAACCAGCTATGTTGATGTCCTGTACTTCTGTAAGGAAATGATGTTTTAAGTAGCATATCTTTATATTTAAGTATATATCTATGTATTACTCCTATACCTGTAGTAAAATCACTTATCTTTACGATATTATCTACAGCCAAGTATTTAGATTCTACATAAGAGAAGTCCTCGCTATAGACAGCATGCTTCATTTGAGCACTATTTTCCCATCTAGGGTCCATAGCAACTACTTCGTCATAAGACAGTACTATCTCTTTAGACTTTCCTTTACTATAATCTTCATATTCAGGCAATATATACTTAATAGATTTAGCATGGTTTACATCACCCCATTGATCATCTAGACTATTAGGATCACTCGTTCTGTCTCCAGTACCGCCTTCCATATTATCAAAGTCTATTATATTAGTACTATTAATAGGACGCAATACAAAGTCCACATGATAAAGGCTTTCAGGAGTAGTTTCAAGCGGACTCTGAGCACCACTAGCAGAAGCAGCTGCTACAAAGCCAGGATTAAGCTTCTTCATCTTTTCAATATCGTATACACGGGCATCTTCATATTCTCTATTAGGAGCCACAAGTGCACCATCATCTCCTACAGGAAACTTAAATCCATCTGTAGAGACATCTCTTACACGCTTTCTTATCCAATATTTATATAGTCTAAGTCCACTGAATATCTTACGTGCTATAAAATCTAATGCAAAGTTCGTTCCTTTAAACGTATTTATATAGCTAAGTACGAAAGTCAAGCTATCTCTATAGCTATCTGGCATTCTAGATGGGAACGATAGTCCGAATTCTTGGAACTTATCTTCTGATTCTTCTCTAGTATACGTAGTTTTATTAAGACTATTACTATAAGTAAAGATATAAAACATACAAATAGCACGAAGCTTTATAGTAGTAAGTTCAAGAGACTCGTCGTAATCAGTAGTTTCTATCATATAAGTAGATCCATAAGTCTTAAGCCATACCTTACGCTCATTATTAAACATCTCTCTATAAGTAGTAAACTCACGCTTATTAGGCGTATAAAGTATCTCAAACTCACCTGCTTCTCTAGCTTCTATCAGATTTATATCCTTATCAAGATATCTCAAGTATTCTTTCTCTGGATGTTGCGCTATAAGAGTATCTAGTCTTCCAGCTTTCTTAAGCCTAAATACCTCAGACTTAGTCAAGTGATGTATGGGAACCATTTCTGTAGATGATACTCCAGCTCTCACAGTAGTTCTTTCTATATAGATATAATCCTCATCAGGCGTATCAATAGGAGGCTTTCCAAGAAGCATTCTATAATAAGGATTATATTCTACATAAGTTTCCAATATCTCACTACTTCTCAAGTAGTTCATTACACTATCAAGTATACCAAGATTCTTAAGAACAGGCCTAAGTTCTTTTCCATTATAAGCATACAAGTAATCCCAATCTGTCTTAGATATCTGATCTTCTGGAAGTAAACTACGATTTATAGCCTCAAACATATCGTCATTAAGCATATAATCATAATCAGATAATACATCATATTCCATTACTGCGGCTTTAAACCTAAGATACGAGGCCTTTTGATCAGTCTCGTATTCATAGGCTTCTGCTAGTTTAGTCTGTTTACAGATAGTACCTTCTATCAATCTGCTTATTTGTTGTAATCTACTATCTAAAACTTTAGACATAATTTATTTCCTCCTAATATCCAAGTGGATTTGCTTTTCTAAGTCCTAATTCTCCTTGAGATTGTAATAGTTGTAATTCTTCTGGTTTTATTGTGTACGTTACGCCATTCATCATTATAAGCTTTACATCTTTACTCCAGTCTATTACTGTATAATTTGTATCTTCTTTTACTACAACTGGATTTCCAGTATAGTCTTTACTTATTAAAGATCCAGCTGGTACAGTTATAACTTTAGTAGCCGTACCTTCTATATGTTCTATTTGAGCAGTATTAATTGCTCTGGGTATATCATTTACATCTCTTATTTCTATTATCGCCATTTATATATCCTCCTTTAATATCTTAAAGCTTTTTCTAATGGACTTATTTTCTTAGCCTGATCTTTCTCATTCTTAGCCAAGTTTATTATTAATGCCTTATTAGCATCATTACTGAATAGTCCGTTAAACATTCCTGCAGTAGCCCCTACTTCGTATACAGATATAAATCTATATTTCTTACTTCCAGTTTCACGCTGAGGCTTACTTACATCATCATAGTCTCTAATAAGAGTTCCAAGCAATAGCTCGAATGATAACTGAGCAGCATTGATTTTCTTATTAGATTTCATTGCATTGTATATAGTATTCAAGTGTAGATTTATTGGAATCAAGTTACTTACGTTTCCACCAAAGTAAAGTTGCATTACCTTAGCAGTAGTCATTTCTCTCATATAACTGTTAGTTTGTATCAAGAATACGTCACCTTTATTATATTTAAAGATTACGTGAGCCTCAAGTTCTCTATCTTCTTCTACATTTGGTCTTATAATCTCTCTAGGAGTAGTCTTTACTTCTGTTCCAAGAGTAAGAGTATATTCTTCGTCTTTAGTATTAAGTATAGTTCCATATGCCAATACATTATAATAGTTATACTCTGCGTCTATAGAAGAAGTAGGAACTCTCCAAGTAATATCTTCAGTACAGTATACTTTTACTATTCCATCAATAGGATCCGTCTTTATTTCAAACAGATTCTTCTTATTTTCAGGATATACGTAAGCATTCAAGTCTTTTATTATAAATTGTACTAAATGCAGATCGTGTGTACTCTTCATGAACATATTAAGCACACCAGTAGCTATTTCAGCAGTATATATTCCTATTGGAATCTTGTCTTGTCCTACTATATCGAATGGCTTGTCTCCAGTACAACAGCTACAGAAATTATCTCCCTTTAGCTTACAATGTATAGGACTTCTCATAATAAACTTCTTATTAAGGAATTTATCTACATTCTTCATAGTAATCTTTACAGACTTTCCACCTACGATAGCATATCTGTTTAATATATCCCATTTATTACCAGTCTTGACTTCTATACCCTCTTTACTTCCACAATCTCCTCTAATACCAAATATATTACCAAATCCATTTACCAGCTGTTTATAAAGTACTCCTGCCAATGCAGTTTTATTTCCTCTATCTATAGCTCCTTTTTGAGCAGTATTAGCCAAGTCCGCAGTATAATGTAAATCTATTCCATCTGCAAGAGCGTCTTCTACTATAACTTCTGCAGTACCATCTAAGTTAGGTAAACTACCCATACTTACATTCATAGTCTTCCAGTCGTTATTTATATCAGCACTAGCTCCACTTTCATACATTTCCATCATATCGTCTTCCGCAAACATTTTCTTAGCATTATCAAGTACTTGCTTTTCAGCTTTTTCTACTACGCTCATATCATGAGTCTTTCTGTATTCTTCAAACGCAGGCTTCATAATACTATCACGCATTTTCTTATATTCTTCACCTGGCGTCATCATATGTATAGTAATACTACTATTAAATATAGTAGATAGTCTTAAACCAAACTCAGTAAACATATTTATAGCCTGATTCAAGTCATCTACAGTAGCATTCTTTTCCATTATTATCTGTCCGATTTCCATAAAGATCTCGTCCATAGCTTTCTTAGTAAATACTATTTCATGATATGGAAAGTTCTTATTATCCCAGAATGGCCAGAATACTATTTTATTTATTATAAATCTTCCTATTGTAGTCTTTATTTCCTTTCCAAATCTCTTAATAGTAACTTTATCGTATATACTTATCTCAGGTTCGGAGTCTACTTCAAAGCTACTCATATATTGATAAATTAAATCAATATCAAGATCTCCATTCTTAGCTTCCATAACTGCTTTTACAAGAGGATGATTACTGCTTATAGTCTTAGGTTTTTCATTTGGCTTTGGATTTCTACTAAAACTATAATAAGTTTGTGTTCCATCTTTACCAGTAGCTCTTCTAAAGTTACCAGCATAATCAAATATATTAAATAATGAGTTTTGAGCTTTCTTTATATCAGCCACTGCTTCTTTACTGTTAAGTGGCTTATTAGATATTTTATCTCCCTAATATGTTCAGATCGACTCGCTACTTTCAATCCCGTATACTAAATATACCGCTATATATCTCTATATAGTACAGATCATATCTTTACCATGTAATAAGAAGATTTATCTTATTATTTAGGTATCTGGCACTTCCATTCGCTTGAATGTACATATTGATCGTTGAAGCTTCCTCCTCCTTGAGGCTTGCCTGCTGATTATCCATTACCAATATCACTTAGAGTCTCTAAAATGCGTTTTAAAGCCTTTATAGGCCCTTTTTAGAGGTTTTATTGCATCATATGATATCTTTATCCTTATTTCTGACTTTCGTCTCCTAGATGCCTTATAACGCGTTTAAAAGCATGTAGGCGATAAAGCTTTAGGACTTCCCAGCAATTCACCAGATTACATCCACTAAGTTTCCCTAGTAGAGGACTATATTATTAATCATGGTCCAAATATCTTTCGATAGGTGTTGTTAAACTATAGGTCGCTAATCTATAGCCAAAGCGTTTCAGCTTTCAGTCTGAGTATCGCTACTCACGATGTAGATACGTGTCTACAAAGCGTATTACGTTTGGAGATAATTCTCATACGTGTTCCGTAATACATGTTCAGATCATTTCAACATCTCATTGAGATGGTACGCATTTCTTCCCGCTTGGGTTCTACAGAATAATTCTTGATCGTTGAACGTCTCCTCAGTTTATTTATATGTTTCGTCTAAATATTTCCTATAAGCAATAGCTTCTTCTTCTGTAGCAAATGTTTTGATAGGTAGCCATGCTCCTTTATAATATTTTTGACCAACCCATGGCTTATTTGGTCTATATGGTTGCTTATAAACCCCCATAGTTCCTGATGTATTATTCTTTCTTAATGAAAGATTTCTATTATTTTCTTCCATAGTACATATTCTTAGATTGATTCTACGATTATCTAATGGATTTCTATTAATATGATCTACAACCATATCCTTAGGTGGTTTCATAAGAAATCTGTGTAATGACTTAAACCTGTCTTTTGTACGAGGACTTATATGCACATATACCATATAATCTGGTTTATTTTTAGCATGATGTGCTGATAAATTAAGTTCTTTCACATTATCAAAGTCAGCATAATCAATATAAGCTGTATAATGAATATCTTTTTTCTGTTTATGAAATAGTTCTATTTTAACTACTTCTCCACATCTCCAATATTCATTTCTCCAATAACTATTCTCTTTCGTCAATAAAGGATTCCAATTTAAATTAGCATTTTCAAACATATTTTTACCTCCATAATATTAATACATTATTAGAGGAATAAACTGATTCTTTCGCTGCAGATTGTCTACTAGAGAGTTCCCTGCAATTAACGTACTTTCGACATTAGATCGCTCTAATGAAGGGCGACTATCCAATAATTCCTCTATATTAAATTGTCATTTGCATTTAATATAGTTAACATATTGAACACACGTTACATGCACCATTAAAGGCTACCGCCATACCTGCGTATACACGGCTTCCTTGCTCAAATATTTTCTCATCATAATGTGTTTTTACCCAGTCGTCTACTAATGGAAAGACTCCATCAAATGTGAAATCTAATACCTTTACACTCTTAAGCATATAAGGTGATAAAGTCAACGGTACCGGGAATACGTATTGCTGACTCAATTGACTATCAACAGGATAACGCGTAGTAGCTATTCCTCTAGTATTCTTTAAGTCTGCAAATGAAGTACAAGCTATATAGAAGAACTCTAGCCAAGAAAGAGTCTTTCTAATTGGACTTGTAGTGTTATCTTTTATTATATCGAAGTCTAGCTCTATAGAGGCAAATTCCGCTCCATTTTTACATATAGCTGGAAAGTCTTGTACACGGAAGAAAGGATCTTCCATTTTATCTATAGAAGCAGACAGAAATTCTACGTCATAATATGCCAGTAAGTCTTTTTGTGTATCAGATGGGAAACATCTTCTATCATATAGATAGTCTATGAAGTTCTTGCTGAATTTAATTACTGTATCTTTAAACATTTTGCATAATAGATGGATCGGAACTCCTATATCTGTATACTTCTGTAGTCCTTTTCCAAGCTTTTTATTAGTCCATACGTGTGGAAGCATTACTATAAGAGAACTATTATCTACTGCTCTGGAAAGGATTTGCTTACGTCCTGTTCCTTTAGGTCCAAGATGTCTTCCTTTCATAAAGTTATAATAGTCGTTACATGCTTTCTGTACAAGACATTCTATATCACGAGTCTTTATATCTGCTCCCATAGACTGTTTATTTCCTATAGAAGCAAGAACATTACTATAACGTATTATATCTGCTAGTAAAACATTTATATCGTTTACCAGCATTCTACTATCTTCGTCTTCATTACGATATGCTATTGGTATAACATATTGGTGGTGCTTGAACATTTGATCTCTCGTAAACTTACTTATAGAAGATTTCATCTCCTTATTTGCATATTTACCGAACTCTTGTTGCCAAGCCTTTGTATCTATCTTATCCCAGTTATTATAAAGGAAGCTGGGACCTCCTCCTACTATATCTCCTACTTCTGGCACATATTTCTCGTCACAAGGAGCCACTATACCTTTACGTATATAGAAGTCTCCACTACGACTGTTAGAAGTAGCACAAAGAGCAATAGATCTCTGTACTGTTCTGAATATAGCAACGAACAGAGGACGCATTACATAGCAATGTAGATTTATAAGAGCTGCTTTACTCTCTTTCTCATCGTCTGTAACGCCAAATATATCCTTACTGAATAAACCAGTAGGACTTGTTTTATCAGCACTATTTATAATTGGAAGCCCACGTCTTCTCAAATAGGCTTCATTATTCATAATTGTACCGTACACGTTTATTACCTCCTTATAATCTTGCTCCAGTTATCTTTGGCACTTTAAGCCAATTTGTACGACGCTTTTTAATTTCTTCTAATTGCGTCTTAAGTTCTTCGTTTTCTTCTTGCAGTTGCTTTATAATTTCTTTTCTATCTATATCAAATGGATCTGGATCAGGATTTGCCATATACGTCACGTCTCCAAAATCGAGTCTCTTATATCCTTCGTCATATGCTTTCTTACCAATTTTATTATCCATCTTACGAGCTTTCTCTATATCCATCTTTATACCTTCTGCTATATAGCTATCTTGCTTAGCTACAAACTTATCAAGTTGCTCTAGTTCTATAAGCTTATAGCACAACAGAGTAGGATCGTCTTCTACGAGATAAGTCATTTCATTAAGCAGATCGTTTACAGTCAAGTATTCAAGCTTAGGATGTTCAGGCGTACCGAGTTTGGAATCTCTGAAAATACGTAGTTTCGTAGCTATAGGAGATTCTTTTATAAGCTTTTCTATCTGAGCCTCTCTATGATCAAGTAGTTGCTGTACGCTCATATCACGAGTATCAAATGGCTTCAGATTGCCTATAGCATCCATTTGCTCTTTAATAGTAATACCAGTAGTCTTAAGCTTATTCTTCATATTAGAATTTGCCATCTTTCTAACGGCTACAGCTGTTTCTTCATCAAAAAGCATACGCAGAGCATCATTATATCTGTATTTAAACGTCTTGTCTCCATAGTTATATACTTTCTTACTTCCATCTTTCTTAGTAATAGTCATAGTAAGATCATCTATATCTACAACGTCTCCTACTGCAACTTCCTTATCCATAACTGCCTTTATATTAAGCATATTTTGACTACGATTTACTACTTTCATATCATTTTCTGTAAGCTGATTCTTACGTAGTCTATCTAGTATACGTAATTCCTCATAAGATAGTCCATCTACTTCTGGACAATACATCAGATTATGTCTATCCTTACGTTGTAGGTGTAGATTTGCTATACGAGACATATCCATCTTACGCTCTCTAGGATTTCCATATTTAAGACATAAGTCTTCCAATGTCTTCAGATGATGAGCACGTAGCATATCGTATGTAAACTTCTTCATTCTTTCATCATACATCAATACATCTCTAGGATGCTCAGATTGTAATGCTTCTACAAAGAATTCTGGTACAAAGAAATTCAAGCCATCTACCATAGTTTTAACGTGCTCTGCTTTTTCTGCTACTTCTATCTTTTCTAGATCTAGCATAGCAACTTCCATAGCCTCATAATCTTGGTTTATCATATAATTTTGGCATATAGTAAATATAAGATCACTCATTTTAGCATAGCCTTCTTGTTCCTTTTCCATAGTAGTCTTAACAAAGATACTCTTTTTACACTTATCTATTATAGACTGTAGATTAGGTTTTATCAGCATATTCTTTAAGAATTGAGGTATAAACTTTCTATCTATATGATAAAGTAGTTTAGAAAGCATATACTTACTACAACCCATACAGAATATAAAGCATAGTCTATCTAAGTCTCCATTAAGCATTTCTTCATAGTATTCAGTCTTAATAGCTTCGTGATACATTTTGAAATACCCGAACTCACCAGATAATACCATAGTCATAATGGCCTCAAGTGGAGCTCTCATTTGATTAAGCGTTTCATATATATCAGGTGGATCTTCATCCAGCTTAAGTGGTGGTATTATAAGAGTATCTAGGAAGTCGTCTAGTCCAGGCCAAGCCCGGTAAACGACATCCTTAATTATTTTGGTCATATGTTTCTTATCAACCCAAGGTGACCAATCTGGGTTATTAAACATTAAGCCTTCGCCTAAATCTTCAAAGCTCCCAGCCATGTAAATCATTCCTCCTTATTTATCAGTTTTTAATCATTAGCTTTAGTTGCATGCGTAGACGCTGAGAATGGTCTACCAGCCACACTATATCTATATACCATTTCACGTCCAGGTTCTAGCATAAAATTAAAATCTAGATTATGTATTGTCTTTTCATTTTCTCCTGGATTAAATGTAATAGGTTGGAATCCGTAACCTCCACTAGCTCCAGCTTGTCTTATAAATATATCTTTAAGAACTATATTTTGATATTCTCCACGTTGTAAATTATGCACTAGTTTTAAAATTCCATCAAGGTTTACTCCACCAGTAATATGAGTCTTATAAACTAATTCTACTTTAGGATTTTCTGGAGATAGTGTCACGCTATCAGTTTTAGCAACCATACCTTTGATTCTGTATTTATAAGATATCTTTCCACTCCATACTTGGTTTATATTAGAAGATGTCTTTACCCAGAATCCGAATGTAGGTTTAACGTTAATCTGTCTATCTGTAAGAGCAAAGCTTGTAGTATCTAGATTTATAGTACTTCCAGCAGTATCAAGTTGTAGCATTTCTATTTCTGCATCGTGAGAAGAGTCAAAAGCCAAGTAAATCATACCAGCATCTTCGTCAAAAGCTACTTTATCAGCATTAAGCTTTAAGTATTTACCAGCAGATGTACCACTTCCACTTCCACCTGCTCCTGGTGTAGGGACTACAGGTATAGCTCCATTTGTATTAAAGCTATATACATTTGATGTAATAGTACTTCCTATAAGTTCTACACTTATATCTACAGTTCCTCCTAAAGCTACTATTCTATCTGTATCTGTATTATCTATAGATACAAGCGTTCTATTAGGTAAGTTAGTAGAAATTCCACTTACGATAAAGTTTGTATTAGAAGAAGCTTGTTTAATTCTTACTACAAGTCCACTTTCATAGAAAGCTCCTAGAGTATCTCTATCGTAGATATAAAGCATAAGCTTTCCATTACGTATTTCGTGTCTTTCTATAACAGCAGACTTCAATGTATGAGCCTGTCTTGCAGTTATATACGGACTGAATAATATTTCACCATTTGTTCTCCATCTACCAAGTACAGCCGTGTTGCTATCTACAGTATGTCCTAGATCTATATCTAGCCTTGTATTTCCTGCATTTATAGTAGAAGCATGTCTACCAGTTATAACAGCATTATCTAGATCTGTAGAATTACGTATTTCATATAGCTCGAACTCTCCAGTATTAACTCCTCTAAAAGAAGCCACTACTTTAGAACCTTCTACTCTCAAGTCTGTAATATCATTTGTACTTACGTCTAGATTACTTCTTTGTATTATATGAAGTGCTTCAGACATACTAGTATGATACATATCTGCTACATACATAGGAACAGTACCAAGTGGAAACTCTACAGAAAGAGTACATCCAAAAGGCAAAGTATCTTGTAGTCCTTTAATAGTATCTAAAACACCTTCTCTATCTAGATTTATAGTTATCTTTTTCTCAGCATCCGTAGTCAGTCCAGTAAGAAGCCATCCATATACAGGTACAAAGCCTTCGTCTTTCTTATACTTGCATACTTTAATAGCAGCACTACCATTTGTAACTGCAGTAGCTGATTTAATTATTAATGTATTTCTATTCATAGTACCCTACACCTCTCCATCTGTTATAAATCCTAATATAGAAGCAGTAGAAGCAGTCGGATTTACTCTAGTAAGTCTTATTTGTGGAACTTGATAAATGTATTCACTCCATAACTTCATTGGAGTACGCTTTTGTTCTCTTACTCTTACTCTAATACAATCTGTAGCAAGAAGAGTAGTATGTCCATCCGCAGTTATATCAGATATACCAAATATCATTCCAGCTCCACTCATAGTAGCATATACTCTCTTAGTATTTCCTACTACATTAAATCTTTGATCAGGATCTACCATAGTAATTTCTACTAGATCTCCAGCTCTCAAGTCTGTAAATGTAAGACTGAATGAATCATCTCCTACATAGCAACTAGAAACTGCTGGGATAGGACTCTTACTTCCAGTATGCACATTAGGATCTGCTTCAGTACCAGGTCCACCCCATTCTCTAGGAACCCAATTAGGTAGATTTGGAATATTCTTAAATCCATCTATACCTACTATATTATCAGGATATCCATCTAGTCCATTCCATCTCCATGGATATGGAAGTGTATCTTTATCTATATTAGTACAGTTTTCAAATACTTTACTATAATTACTAATAGTATCAGACGCTCCTAAGAACTCAAATCCTTTAGTAAGTCCTGTACATCCAGAGAAAGCTTCTACTACAGACTCTAGTTTAGGACACTTTGTAAAGATATTTCCTATAACATCTGTATTTACAAGAGTAGTTACATCCTTAGCAAACTTATTAGCAGAGACAGCCTTAGGTGCTTCTATAGTCTTAGGAAGCTTCACTATATTACTTCCCATAAACATTTCATCTAGATTACCTTCAAGTATAGTAACGCTAAATCTGCTTAAATCAGTAGCGTCTACTGTATCTGTAGATTTGTATGCTCTGATTCTATTATTAGTTAAGTATTCTTTAAACGCTCTTACATCTTTAAATACCCAGCTATTTACATCATATGTAGCAGGATAAGGTCTATTAAGAGCATATCCTTGATATGGAACAGGTCCAATAGGATCTCCAAGAGACTTCTTAATATATCCAGTAAAGTCTGCGTTTCTATGCTTCCAGTATTCAGGATCAGATGTAAGACCACTGTCTTCAAACATTCCAGTAGCACTCTTCAGATTTATACTATTTTTAAATAGATCTGTTGCTGCTGGAGCAGTAGTTAAGTTCTTAGTATTAGCAAAGGCCTCATTTATATTATTAACTCTAGGAATACCATCAAACAGCTCAGGAGATATATGATTGATCTTACTATTCTTATACAAGTTATTAGCACTTATTACACCAGGTCCAGTAATAGTCTTTACTGTATCTGTATGTTCTACACCTTCAAAAAGTCCACTTATATCTGTAACAGAAGGATCAAATTCTATATTGATGTTTCTCCAAAGCTCTGGTATTCTAGCATATATAGTAGGAATTGCAGCCTTAGCCTCTGCAAGCGTATTAAACTTAAATGTTAAATTATCACTATCAGCGTCGTCACGTGTAAAATATGCTGTTCTATCATCTAAACTATTAGAGAATGTCTTACTCATCATCATAGCAGTAGTAATAAAGTCTATATAATCTACATCACTACGAGTTCTAAGGATCTGTTCAGGATGTTCTATAGGTTCTATAGCAACGTCTGGAGCCAGTTCTAGCTCTCTAGTAGTTGGAGCAAATGTTATATTAGGTATGTCATCAGCTGTTTTATATTCTCTTACTTCTGAGTCTATACATCTTGTACTTATAGTTCCACTAGCTATTTCAGGACATTCTATAATAAAGATATTATTAAGCGTACTGTCTGCTATATTCTTATCATATCCTATCTTCTTAACGAATTTAATACTATATTTATTAGCATATATAACGTGTGGAGTGTTATCGTCGTTATTAAAGAAGCTTATAGGTATTTTAAATCCTAGTGAAACGCTTCTATTTGCTGCATCTAGTCCATCTATCTCTACAGTAATAGGATATCTACACGTTTTAGGTACTCTTATATAGAATGGACTATGCCAATCAAATATCTTTTCTATCTTAGTCTTCTCAATTACATCTATCATATCGTCATTTAGTCTATCTATTTTACTTATGATGGCTGCATCTGAGATAGTTAAATCTTTATTTATAAGTAATGGAATAAGTATATCTCTGAGATAGTTCTTAACCACTTCTTCAGACATAAGCAGTCCATTATTATTTTGAAATGGATTCATGATTCTATTAGTCCTCCTTTCTTGTAACTACTTTTATTACACCTAGGTTATTAGAATTATCTATAAATCTTTCAAATAATCTAGTATATATTTCACCAGTCATTCCCTTAGGAATATAAAGGCTACATGCAAATGTGTATGGATTACCAGCCTTATTTATAACTCTAGCAGTCTTAGTCTTTTCTAATAGATCCATATTAAGATTAAAGCTTATAGTAGGGTCTAGTAAATCTTCTACTATAATACTAGAAAGAACCAGACCATCATCAGCAGATACGTCTTTAAGCAGCACTTCTATATTTATATCAGCTGTCTTTATAAGCCTGATCGTAATCTTTTCATTAGGATCACTTATAGTATAAACATCACTATTATCAGCTGGATTATTTTGCTTAGTAGATCTTATGTTAGACTTTACATCAAATATAACGTTCTTATGCTTACTATAAAGAGTTCTACTAAAGTCTGCAAATAAATTACCGTAGCTTTCTTCTGTAGTAAAATGATTTCTTTTATTGAATCTATTATTACTATGTATAAGTCTATTAGTATTCTTTGGAGTAAATACTTGGTTACTAGGCTTCCATACAGCAAGCTCGCTCTTTACTCTAATAGAAACTTCTACTGGAGCCTTAAATATTTCTCCTATATTCTTATATTTGTTAGTATTAGTATTCATCCAGTTTCCAAATATAATAGTAGACTTAAGTGTACCTTGATCTTCATTCCATTCTAGCTTTATTTCTTCAAGTATCATACTAAGTACAGTATCATACGTATCCATATCTATAATAGGAAGAAGTAAGTCTACTTTACTTATTCTAGCACTTATATTAGTAACAGCCTCTACAGGAGTAGTACCGTTATTATACTTTACAGCTATAATAAAATCCAGTATCTCTTTCTCTCTAAGAGGCTCACTATCAAAATCACTATCTGTTTCTAATAATGGAAGCTCTACACTTATATTAGGAGTTGTAGGATCTATTACAGATATCGTAGCAGACACATCTTCACTATATCTATCGTAGTGAGTCTTTTTACTTACTTCAAGTAATTCATTTCTAGTAACTACATTGCTCTTTAGAAGCTCTACAGAAGCCTTTATCTGCTCAATCATATTCTGCGTATCAGCACTAAGCTGAGTTATAGACGGTGCCTCACTGTAGTAGTACGATACGTCTTTACCCGTACCTTTAATTCTTACTTGTGTATCTCTTGTAAAAGAAAATGAAAGCATTTGATTTTCAGTAAGTACAAACGTTCCTTCTCCTACAATAGAAAAAAAGACAGAATCTTTTGATTTGTTTTGTATTACAAAGTATGCTCCTTCTGGAACATCTATAACATCGTTATTGGTAACTATGTCCTTATGTACAGGAGTTATGCTATAATTATGAACAGGATTTACATCAAAAGATGTATAAGTAAATACACCACCAAGCTGTTCTTCAAACCATAGATAACTTCCTTTCTTAATACGACCATTCCAAGTGTTAGGACCACTAAGAACAAATACTCCATTATTATTAGTAGGTGCTACATCTGTATCTGTAAAAGCAAGTCTAACTATACTGTTTTTAATAGCAGAAGTGTTTTGTACAAATACCATTTGGTCCATAGTAGTACTAAGGACGACTTTTTTCCAAGCCATGGAAATACCTCCCTTTTATTCGAATTTTAACAGAAAGATTGTCTCCTATCTCCCAGGGTAGACAATAAAGAAAAAAAAAAGAGAAGATTATTTCTTCTCTCTTCTTTGTTTTATAACTTGGCTTTTTAACCAAGTTATTAACATAAAAGTTAGGAATACCATTACTAGTACTCCTAAAACAAATGCTCTTAAAGGAACTGACATGTTTTCAGCCCCTTTTATTATTACTACAGCTCCTATCATTAGGATTACTGCGNATGCTCTTAAAGGAACTGACATGTTATCAGCTCCTTTTACTATTACAGCAATTCCTATTACTAGAACTACTGCGAATAGTCCTAGTAAAATATTATTTAATCTTTTTATCATATTGATCATCCTCCATTATTT